GCCGACTTTTTGTAATGGACCCTATAATCAGAGGCGTATCTGTATATGACTAAAGGCCGCGTATCAGCCGCAGCAAAATCGCTCGCCTTGACGATGAATATTTCTGGCGCTGCGTCATTGCGTCCGGAGCCGCATGAAGATTTGGATGCAGACGAAGCAAAAATATGGCGGCACGTCGTGCGCAGGATGCCAGCGGATTGGTTTCCACCGGAGACACACGTCCTGCTGCTGATGTATTGCAAACAGGTTGCCGGTTTACCGTATATCGATAAACTCATTGCCGAGGCGCGTAAAGCAAATAATCACAAAGAGTGGAAGCAGCTGGTTAGTCTTCGTCGTCTGGAGTGTAAGTCGATCGCGATGCTGGCGACCAAGATGCGGTTAGCGCAGCAATCGAGTTACGATAAGAAAGTCGCCAAGATCGCTAAGAACAAATCGATCAAGGAGACTATACCGGACGTGCACACGTGGTCGTGAAGCGTGCCGCCAAGAAGAAGCGTCGTGCACGCTCGGAGCCGCAGCCTGAGCCTCCGAAGAAAGTCAGTGGTCAGGACGTCATCGACTGGATCGAGAAGTACTGCCGCATTCCTGAGGGTAAGCACGTTGGCGAATTAGTGCAGTTGGAGCCGTGGCAGAAAACAGAGATCAAAAAGATTTATGATAACGAAGCTGGCACCCGCCGTGCGATCTTAAGTTTCCCGCGCAAGAATGCCAAGACCAGCCTAAGCGCCTTCCTGCTGCTGAATCATCTCTGCGGTAAGAGCTCCATCGTTAACAGCCAGCTCTTTTCTACCGCGCAATCGCGCGAACAAGCTGGCGTAATTTTTTCTCTAGCGGCGAAGATCGTGCGGCTAGGTCCGGAGCTGCGAGCCGTTGTGACCGTGCGTGACACGGCTAAAGAATTGCTCTGTATTGCACGTGGCACCAAATACAGAGCATTGAGCGCGGAAGCTTCTACCGCGTTTGGCCTTTCGCCAGCTTTCATCGTCCATGATGAGCTAGGCCAAGTGCGTGGACCGCGCTCAACTTTATACGAGGCGCTCGAGACTGCAACGGGTGCGCAGGAAGATCCGTTATCGATTATCATCTCGACGCAAGCGCCAAGCGATAATGACCTACTGTCAATTTTGATCGACGATGCGTTAGCCGGACATGACCCGCGCACCATCGTCAGTCTCTACACGGCACCGAAGGCGGCAGATCCATTTTCTATAAAGACAATTCGTCAGGCTAATCCTGCGTTCGGTACGTTCTTAAACGCCAAGGAAGTATTGGCGATGGCGGAAGACGCGCGGCGCATGCCAGCGCGCGAAGCCGAGTACCGTAATTTAGTGCTGAACCAACGCGTAGAAATTAATAACCCGTTCGTGACGCAATCGGTTTGGCAAACATGCGGTGCACCTGCTGCGCCGCTGGATGGACTTGCCGTTTACGGTGGTCTGGATTTATCCTCCGTGGCAGACTTAACCGCGCTGGTCCTTATCGGCAAGAAGGATCGCGTCTGGCAAGTCCATCCAACTTTCTGGCTACCGGCTTATGGGCTACGTGAGAAGGCGCAGAAAGATCGGGTGCCGTACGACGTTTGGAAAGAAGATGGTTTTTTAGAAACCACTGAAGGGAATACAATCTCGTATGAGTATGTTGCCAAATGGCTCTTTCATCTTTATGAAATTTACGACATTCGCAAGATCGGTTTTGACCGCTGGAATATGAAACACCTCGTGCCGTGGTTGGTCAAGGCTGGTTTCCCAGAACATAAATTGCCGGGTCAGTCATCGAGTAAAGATGAAAAGTCTGAACAAATATTCGTCGAGTTTGGACAAGGTACCCAGTCGATGTCTCCGGCACTTCGTGACCTGGAGGGAGCGATCAAGGAAAAGGAGATTGCGCATGGCAACCATCCAGTGTTGGCTATGTGTGCCGCTTGCGCTGTTATTGATGCTAAGGATGACGCGAACCGCAAACTGAGTAAGAATAAATCCAGTGGCCGCATCGACGGTTTAGTTGCGCTGACGATGGCCATGGGGGTTGCCGGTCAATACGCAGATGACGTAGACGTGGGGACACTAATTTTCTGACGAGTTAATGTCATGGAATGGGTCGTCACATACCGGATAGAACAGTGCGATAATTGCGGCTGGGGATTAGCCGAATTTTATCGTGGTACCGAAGAAGAATGTCGGCGCATCAGCGATGCGTTTGCCGGTGGTGCAAGCGATTTAGTAAAGACTAAACCTTGGTGCGTGATCATCGGTCCCGCTGCAGGTTGGGATCTATTCTTGTTGGATGGCGAATATGGAGAACTGACATGATTTCACTCGGTGCAGTGCTGCTCGGGATCGTAAATATTGCGATCACCGTGGCAATCCTCGTTCTAATCGGGCTCGTGATTGTCTGGTTCATGAACTATCTTGGCTTTCCGATCCCGGCACAAATTCAAAAGGTATTCATGATAATCGTAGCGCTCATCGCGCTCTACATGATTATCGCTTTGCTGCTAGGATTGCCATTGCCCTTTCGCGTCGTCGGTTAAACCAGCACCGTCGATGGAACGTACGTTAGGTCCAACGCCAAATATCATGAAGCCAGAACGATGACCCCAGACCCGATTAATATCACTGCTGCGCTTAACCAGAACTTTCAATTGTTCTGTGGTGAAGATAAGGTTATCAGCGTGGACATGACCGGGTACGATCTGACAACGGTTACGAGCCTGGAGTGGAAACTGGCGCGATCACCGTATTCGATGGACGAAGATATTTTATTGACGAAAGTCCAGAGCGACGGTATCGCGGTTGCGGGCACCAGTCTCGAGGTTACGATCGATGCGGAAGACACTCTCGGCCTCAAGCCGGATTTGTACTACCACGAATTAAAAATCGTGGAAGCTGACGGTAAAACAAAAGTTGCCATGACCGGCAATGTCGTGCTGCGTATGTCACTCTCACAATGAGGTAACACTATGGGACTGCAAATTGTAGACGGACCAACTATTCTAAAAGACGAGTCGCTTTCTGACGGCGTTGATTGTTCTGCTGGTACCATTGTACGTATCACGGTGCCGCAGGAATATACCGACGCTAACATGACGTTTCAAACGTCCAGCGACGGCAATATGTATAACGATCTGTACGACGAAAACGGCAAGGAAATTACCATCTCGCCGGAGCCGGATACTACAGTGGTCGTGACCGGTGCGTGGGTGCGGTCGATCGGTTGGTTAAAGATCCGATCGGGCACGCGTGACAATCCTGTTGCGCAAGCCAAGGACGATGTTAAATTAGCTATCGCGCTCGAGGTGCCGACTGCCTAAGGAGTTACCAATGTCAGTCAAGATGCCGCCACCGGATGACGATGAAGATTATTCCGACTTCATGGATCGGTGTACTGACGAGCTCGATCAGGACGAGTGTCAAACGATCTGGGATGAGGAACGTAAAGTGACAGAGGTTGTCCACAAGACCCATGCGGCTGAAGTCAGCGGTATGGAATTCATCATGTCCGATGAAACGTCTGACCGTATGAGCGACGTCATTATGTCAGACGGTTGGGACCTGGAGGCGTTTCAGAAAAATCCCATTGCGTTGTTTGGCCACCGCAGTGATTTTCCAATCGGTAAGTGGAAAAATCTGCGTGTGGAAAATAAGCAATTGCGCGGGCATCTTGAGATGGCTCCGGAAGGAACGAGCCAGCGCATTGATGAAATCCGCAGACTGATCGACGCTGGCATTCTCAAAGCCGTGTCGGTTGGTTTCCGGCCTAAGGAATACGAGCCGCTGGATAAGGAAGATCCGTTTGGCGGTTACAGGTTTACCAAGCAGGAATTAGTGGAGACATCACTTGTTAGCGTTCCTGCCAATCCGAATGCCTTGGCGGTTGCCAAGGGTTTAAAGATTTCCCCTGATACGATGAATGTTGTCTTTGCCGAGCAAGGCAATAAAGATAATATGCGCCGTCGCAGGTTCAGCGGCAAGCAAGCCGTCATGCACCATGTACGAAAAGGAGTAGCGACCATGTCGCTCTCACAGCGAATTGAGGAAACTGAAAAGCGTAAGGTTGCCAAGATCGACGAGCTGAAAACTTTTCTGGAAAGTCTCGACGACAACAATGTCAGCGATGAGCAGATGGAAAAGACCAAACAGCTCAACGATGAAATTGCCCAGATCGAGCGGACCATCACGCTGCTGCGTGACTCCGAGCGCAATCTGGCAACAACGGCGGTGGACACGACCGGTCGCGCGATCGTTCCGGCTACCAAAGGTAAACCGATCGTTGCGCCAGCTGTAGCATCCCCGCGTCCATTTGGGATGGCGAAGAAGCAACTTACAACGACTGACTTATTGGTACGGTCTGGTGTTGTGCAGTTGTTTTCGCATCTTCATCATAAGGACACGAGCGAAGTTCGCAAAGCTATTTACGGCGATGACGAACAAACTCGCGCGGTGGTGGAGTGGGCAACGCGCGCGGCAACTGCTCCGGCTATGACAACGGTTGTCGGCTGGGCAGCAGAGCTCGTTCAGCAGATCGTTACTGACTTCATGGAGACGCTGCTACCCAAGTCAGTATTCCCGCGCTTGTCGGCTGCTGGTCTTGGACTAACATTCGGTCGTAACGGGAAGATCATCATCCCGACGCGATCACGTACGCCGTCGATTGCTGGATCGTTTGTCGGTGAAGGTCAACCGATCCCAGTCCGTCAAGGTGCATTCACGTCACAAACCTTGACGCCAAAGAAAATGGCGGTCATCACAACCTGGACGCGAGAAATTGATGAACACTCAGTGCCGGCGATTGAAGGTCTGCTGCGTGCAGCCATCGGCGAAGACACTGCAATTTCTTTGGACGCAATTTTGTTGGATGCAAATCCTGCAACGCTCGTTCGTCCGGCCGGTATTCTTAACGGCGTATCCGGTTTGACGCCAACGGCGGGTGGTGGCTTCACGGCAGTGATTGGCGATATCAAGCAACTCACTGGCGCTTTGATCACCGGCACGCTCGGCAACGTTCGCAATCCTGTGTGGCTGATGAACCCACAGCAAGTGAACAGCCTTGGTCTCGTTGCGATGCCCGGCTTCGGAGCCTTCCCGTTCCGAGCTGAAGTTGCAGCGGGCAACCTCGGGGGTTGGCCGATCATTGATGCGGGTACCGTACCACTTGGTACGGTCATCGCGATGGACGCGGCGGATTATGTTTCCGTCACGGGCGATGGACCGCGCTTCGAAATCAGTGATCAAGCAACACTGCATCTTGAAGACACTTCGCCAACGGACATTACGACAACGGGTACGCCACCGGTTGCGGCCTTCCCGGTCAAGTCAATGTTCCAGACTGACTCGCTGGCGCTGCGGCTTATCCTGCCGATCAACTGGACGATCCGTCGTCCGGGAACGGTCGCTTGGGTTGCCGGGGTGACGTGGTAGTTAATACTGGCTGGCGATAATCGGTCGCCAGTCAGATTACCTTTTTGTAAAAACAGGAGCAGTCAGATGACTGACCATGAAGCCAAGGCCGACGCTGCTGCCAAGCAGCGCACGGACGACGAAAAGAAGCGTGCCGAGGAAGCCAAGAAGAAACTTGGCGAAGAACGCAAGGCGCGTGAAGAGGCGAGCAAGGCTGGCGCGAAAGAAGGCGTACAGGCTTCCAAGCCAACCCCGACGCAGGAAGAAAATGATCTTGCGGTGATGGGGTGCAACGTTATGGAAAAGGAAGACGACGGTAGCGGACCGGAGCCGGTCCCGGGAGCGCAGACAAAACAATCGGAAGCAAAACCGGCACAGCGTGGCACTTACGAAACTCGCGCGGTTAATAAGTAGCATTTGGACAACTGGTTCACCGGGTGTTCCCCACCAGCGCCAGTTGAACAAGGACGTGATCGGGTAGGGTCTTTGGCTTGAAACCACCCCATTACTAACCCTGTCAGATATTCTGCTCGGTCACGTTTCATTTAGGAAAGTATCATGGCGCTCAAAGATATTGTCGCGCGGGTCGGTCGTGCCATTACAAAAGCGGCAGAGGGAAACTATCGTCCAGGACCGTGGATCTTGCCGGTTAGTGGCGGGTGGCTACCGGCTGACAGTTCTGATAATTGGTGGCAGAACGGCGGTAGCATTCAAAGATTTTCTCCATCGGCGATGGTTGATGCTTGCATTAATTCTTATAGTCAGACTACTGCGATGTGTCCAGGCGATCATTGGCTATCCGATGACAAAGGTGGCCGCGACAGAGTTATGACTTCAGACTTGGCGCGGTTCTTGCGTTACCCAAATGATTATCAAACTATTTCTGATTTCATGTTGAACGCTGTTCGCTCGCTCTACGCGGATGGTAATACGTATGCGCTGGCGCTACGTAATAGCCGCTACGAGATTGACTCGCTGCATTTGATGGAACCGAGTCAATGCATGCCGTACGTTGCGGAAGACGGCGAAGTCTTTTACGGACTTGGTGGCAATCCTGTTATCGATCGCATGCTACCAGAAATGGAGTTAGTACCCGCACGCGACGTTCTGCATATCCGGATGAACCAGGAACCGTACATGTTGCG